CTATATCAAATAGATAATGTCTATAAATTGATGTGTTAGCATAGATATCTGTACTCTCGGTTCCTGTAACAAATTCAAATCCACGGGATTTAGCTCTTCCAATTTGAGGAACATTTACTCCAACTGTTGATACTTGCGTACCTCTAGTAACAGTAGAATCTTTATAAAGGTTTACAGCCTTAAATGCTTCAACATCACCTGATACAAAACCAACATCTGGAGAACCATAAACGTTAGAAACATTTACAAAGTTCTTTAAATTAAATCTTGTCTTATTATTATTTTCTGTAAAAGTATCTCTCGATTTATCTACATCTAAAAAAGTTGTTGTTAAAATTTGATTTTCATATCCTCTAACATATGCTTTAAACGGTGAAACACCTATAGCTAATTTAGTAGCATCACCACCATTACCTGATGTGTAGATACCTCTATTGTTACCTGAAATTAAATGTTCTCTTACATCAAAATCAGGATTAGTTAAAGTATAATCGCCTGATTCGTCAAATGTTCTACGAGCAAAAGTTTCTTCTAAAATATTATAGTCTGTACTTCTTACTTGTGCTCTTATAACTCCATCTTCTACTCTTAATATTTCATAGAAGTTTGAATCTTCAGTAGAAGCTAATGTTTTTTTAGCTAAAGTTAAATCTATTTTAAATCTGTGAGCTCCTGGAGCATTTGCGTTAGATGAACCTGCGGCGTTATCATTTAAAGATGTATCATCATTTGAAGTAACAAAAGATTCAGTTAATGTAAAGCCAATTCTATATGAAGGCGCATTAGTATATTTGTCCAAGATAAGCGTTTGATCGCTAGTTTGAACCATAAATCCATTGATGTAGTAAATACCTTGTTTAACGGAAGCAGCACTACCTGTTGCTGTTGTAGAAACTGTTAATGTTTGACTAACACTTTCAATTGAACAATTTAATGTTTCGCCATCTTGAAAAACTGATGCAACGTTGTTTGTTCCTGATTTAGAATATTTTACGTAAACAGTATCTGGATCAGTACCATCTGTTACTACAGTAGTAACAATAGTTGCAACAACACCTGAAGTTGCTCCTGTAACTTCTATATTTTTATAACTACTTAATGTTGATAATGATTTAGCTGATAGTTTAACAGCATAGTATTCTATATCTAGGCCAACTTGACCGGGAATAACCATAGCACCTTGTTTGAAAAAATGGTCACCCATCCTCTCCATCTGATTTTGTAAAATCGTTTGTGCTTGTGTTAACTCTCTCGCCTGTACTGCAAATGACGGTCTAAAAAGTATTCTATGAAACTTCTTTGACTCTGTAAAGTCATCATAATATGGCGATAGGTTAAAGTCTGTTGGACTTGACATCTATTTTCCTTTAAAATTCAATTATCAATTTAATATTTTCTGTTTGATCGACTGCCCTTACAATAGGACTTCTGTTCTCAATATATATAACATCACCAGAATCATGATCTAACTCTGGAGCTGCATATCCAGAAGTGAAACTTACATTATTCACAGTTGAAGTAACTGAGGTATCAGGAGTTGCTGTAGCACTAGATGTTTGTCCAGTAATTACATTGGCTGCTGAAAATGCCGTTAAGTTTCCACTACTATCCAAACCAGCGTCATTGTGACGAGTTTGAATGTAATATAGAATTTTGTTTACAGCATCCCATTCAACAACTTTACCAACAGCGCCAGTTGTCGCTTGATTGATTTCTTCGTCCACAGTAAATGTACCAGGAGTTGGAGATGATGCAATTTTTATTGAATATGTTGCTTTTAAAGTTGTTGCTGTTGTAGCAGAACCACCTGAAGTAGGATCTCTTAATAATAAGACTTCTCTAAAATCATTTACTGCTGAAAAGTCACCAGAAGCTGCTGCTTCAGTTCCTTCTAAATTTGTATTCATCATTATGAAAAATGCACCTAATTCGTTTTTAGCATTTGACCCATGACCACCTTTTGGAGGAATAATTACATCTAATTCAGCTCCAGTTAAACTTGTTGATCCACCAGCTACAATTTCTGCATTGCTAATAGTTCCAAATGTATAACCACTTCCTACAGTTGTTACAACTACTGCAGTTACTGCTCCACCTGAAACAGTTACAGAACATACACCGCCGGTTCCATCACCTTTAATTGCAATACCTGTGTGAGTACCGTTTGTACCACCGGATCCTGCAGTTTTAATTTTTACGTTATTGATAGCTCCATTAACAGCAGCTGATATAACATTTGTTTGAGTTGTTGCGGCACTAGCATTTTCAGTTACTGCCATAAAATCTGTTGACGTGAAGTTTGTTTGTTGAGAAGCCGATAACGTATATAAGAATTTCCATTTATACCCATCGCCTGTTGCTAAAATAGTTGTTGATGTTCCAGTAGGTTTTACTGTTGAGGCAACATTACCATTATTATCTAAACACTTGTAAACATTGTAATCATCTGTCATAACATAAAAAGTAGAATCAAATAAAGTTGTTGCTCCACTATTTGATGTAATTTTAGTTGAAGTAGAACCTGTTTGGTACTCTCCATAGTCATGTCTATACATATCGTATGTAGTACCTGTTGTCCAATTTCTTCTAGGAACAACAAAATTTACATCTGAAGCTGTAATTCTTTTAACCGCAAGTAAATCATCAAAACTATAAAATTCTGTAGCGACTGAATCCGCAGGAGTTGTTGGTGTTGAATCTGTTCCTTCGTATTCTGTACGACTATCTCCTCTTGTTAGGGTTGCCCAAGATTGAGGTCTACCTATTCCTAAGTAATATACGTTAGGTGAAGCTTCTCCGAAAGATTCTTCAAATTGTTCTGAATTATGTATTCTAAATTTGTTTGTTATGATTGCGGGCATATGATTATTTATATTGGTTAATATTCCTCTTTGTTATATTTATAAAGGTTTTCATTAGATTTTACGATCCTGCTCCGAAAAGTGTTTTAACTACAGTACCGTCTGATGATAATATTTGTAAACTTACGGCACCTGTTAATTGAGTAGATGTTATTTGATTCGCAGCTAATGTCATTGTTACTGCACCTGTGTTGTCACCAGTAATCCAAACTACTGATCCATCTTCTCCATCACTTATTTTAAGTTGATCGTCTCCAGTTGCACTTGCAACGTCAGCTACTCCAATTACAACATTACCAGAACCAGATGTGATATTATTTCCAGCATCTTTTCCTAAATAAATATTATATTCACCAGTAGTATTGCTACCTGAACCGATACCAATTGATGTATTACCATTTCCACAAACTTTAGTTAAAGAATCAGTTCCTAAAGCTGTATTAAAACTAGAATAAGTAAGAGTTTTTCCTGCACCAGAACCTATTGCAGTATTTCTATCCCCAGAAGTTATAGCTTGTAAAGCTGATGTACCAACTCCAGTATTTTTTTCAGCAGCATTTAAAGTTCCAGTGGTTGAGTGACCAACTAATAAACTTTCTGAAAAATTAGTTCCACCTTTTTTTCCTGGTATAACTTCACCACCTGTAATAGTTAATAAACCAGCACTGTCACCAGAAATCCAAGTTGTAGTAGTTGTTCCATCATTACCACCAATTTTTAGTTGTCTATCTCCTGTTGCACTATCAGCAATAATATCACCAATCATTACATTACCAGAACCAGTAGTAATATTATATCCAGCTTTATGTCCTATAGTAAGATTATATTGACCAGCCGCAATAACATGACCTGATCTATGTCCTAATGCAGTATTATAACCACCTGTAGCCGCACCTAAAGCACCAACACCAACACCAATATTGTAACTATTATTAGCAACACCAACAGCACCATGACCCATGGCAACATTTTGTTGACCAGTAGAATTGTTCCATAAAGCTTCAGAACCTATAGCAGTATTTCTAGTACCTCCTGTATTAGATGTTAAAGCATTGTATCCGATAGCTGTGTTGACTGAGCCATTGGCAAGGGCATCTAAAGCGCCAATTCCTATACCAACATTTTTTTCAGCACTTGATAAAGTTCCTGTTGTTGCATGACCAACTAATAAACTGTTTGTAAAATTTGTTCCTTCTGTTTTTCCTGGTATAACTTCACCACCAGTAATAGTTAATAAACCAGAACTATCTCCTCTTATCCAAGTTGTAGTTGTTGTGCCATCATAAGTACCAATTGTTAATTGGTTATCTCCAGTTACTGAAAGTGGCTCAGCTTTATTACCTATAGATAAGTTAGCATCACCAGAAGTAATAGTATATCCAGCTTGATAACCTATAGAAGTATTATATGCACCAGACATATTATTACCACCACCAGTCATGTAACCCACTCCTGTGTTATAACTGCCATTTCCATTTTGATGAGACCTATAGCCAACAGCTGTATTTTGTTGTGAATTAGTAACATATCTTAAAGTAAGCCTACCAACTCCAGTATTATAACTACCTGATGTTAAAGCATATAATGATAAAGCACCTACACCAGTATTTTCAGAACCTGTGTTTGCTGCAGTCATTGCTCTATTACCAATAGCAGTATTTAAATCTCCACTTGTCAAAGCATCTAATGCTTCAATACCAACTCCAGTATTATAATCTGCTGCATTTAAAGCTCCAGTAGTTGAGTGACCAACTAATATACTGCTTGTAAAATTAGCTCCTTCTACTTTACCTGGGATTGCGTTACTTAAAGTAGACCCATCTCCAAAAGCTGTGTAAATTTCGTTAAAGTTATCGTTGATTAGATCACCACCAACTCTTAAAGTAGAGCCGGTTCCGTCATTTGCGGTTGATCCAATGTTGATTGTTTGTTTAGCCATAATACCTTAATACCTCTAGTCTATATTTATACGTTAATTTTTATCCATTGTAACAGTACCGCTGTCAAATGTTAAATAAGTTCCAGTGTACGTTACATCTCTATTGTGTGTTATTTGAGTAGGTAACGCAAAATTTGTTCTTAATGTTTGTCCATCTTTATTAGAAGTCATTAAAAATATAGCATTTTGACCGTCTAAAGAAGAACGAGTGCCTGTAACTAAAATATTGTTTAATACATTGAAATTAATACCAGAGTGAGTATTACTAAGTCCAAATGCTGTATTAGCAAACTTATTTAGTGTACTAAATCTAGGGCCTGCTGAAGCAAAACCTTGAACTATATTTACACTGTTGATTACTCTTCTAACTCTACTTAGGTATGTAATATTAATAGGTGTTCGTTTTAATGTTATATCTCTAGTACTTGAAGTAAACGGTGATACTGTACTACTAAGGAAATCAGGTTTACCCACTAAATGAGCGTTTGCTCTTAATGAAGTTCCATCATCAACTGTACCTAATCTTCGACCAATAATACTAGAGAACAAAGTATTAAGTATACTGAATAATGGAGTTTGAACTCCGCCTGATACAATTCCTGTAATAGGGAAAGTAATTCTAGCATTGATTCTACTTTCTATATTAACTTGACCTGTAAAGTAAAATCCTGAAGCGTGCATAGTCTTTTTAAAACTATCTCTCCAGTCATTTATTGTTCGACCAACTTTAATAACATAAGAAAAATCTTGATAGTATAAACTATCTTGTACTCTCATTGCTGTTTCTGAAACTTGACCATCTTGTGATAGATATGCACCTGAAGTATCTACAACACTACCAATAGTCATAGTAGAAGTTGCTAAATCATTTTTCGCAACGATTGCTTGTGCGCCACCTGCTGCTGTTATTGTTGTACTTACGGCAAACGATCCTGTTGGACTTGAAACTTTTAAAACACCTGTACCTGATGTATAAGATACAACAGTTGCTGTAACTGCAACTGAATTAATATCAACTCCAGTAACTACTTCTCCTACTTTATAAGAACCTGATAAATTTGTTACTATTATATAACTAGGTAGTGCTACTGTAGGTGGAGTAGGAGCTGCCTCATAACCAAAACCTGACTCAACAACTTTTAATCCTAATACTCTACCAATATCTGTACCATAAGCGAATATAGATGCTCCATTACCAGTTGTATCAGCTACTACGACAGTAGGTAAAGATTTATAATTATTTCCAGCATTAATAATTCTAATATCTGTTATATCACCTGTACCTGTACCACTTTCTTGTACAAGTTTATTTCCTGTGTACAAATCACCTCTAGTAGTTTCATCTTCGAATACAATATGATCTTCCGTTATGGAAGTTGAATCTTCTTGGGTAAATCCACCATTAACAATTGAAACTTTTGCTTTAACTGATCCGCCACCTGTTCCTGTATTTGTGAATATTAAATTATCATCAATTTCGTAACCAGCGCCACTATTACCAATTATAAATTCTGTGATCTTACCTCGACCAACAGCTTCAACATGGACAGTAGCTCCTTGACCACCCCCCGTAACCGTAACTGTATCATTTTCATTATATAAACTTCCATTATTAGTTAGTGTTTGTGTGGCAGGTATACCTGTAACAGCAGCTTTGATAAAACTATCGTCTGTGTCTAATTTTGTTCCTCTAATAGTTTCGTTAATTTGAAAAGTACCTAAAATAGTATCTTCATTTAATATAAATTCTGAAACTTCAGTAGCACCAATTTGTAATTTATTTACATCTTCTATAATGGCAGTAGCGCCAGATGTTTCTCCAGTTATTGTTCTACCAACTAAATCTAAGGTATCTCCAGCTGAAGCAAGTGCTCTTAATATTTTTTGAGTATCCCATTTACCATCAGATACTCTTAACATATTTTCTCTAGGATAAATTGTTTCTGATTCTAAACCAAATAGTAGTTTAAAAAATAATGCATGTCCTCTATCAGTACCTTTTGTTCTATAAAGTGATTTAATATTTTTAATTAAGTTTCTTTTATCAATAGAGGTATATAAAGTTTCAGGTAGAGTACTTAAAAATTCATTTCTGAATTTAGTTAAAAAATTTGATATAACTTTATCAGGATCTCTAAAATTTAATAAGTCTTGTATAGTGTTTACGGGATTTGGTTTGTATATGTTAACTAATGCACTTGCGTTAGATGAATTACCTAGTATAGTTTCTCCTACAATAAATTTATCTTGTGCGGATATGAACAAACGACCATTAACTAAATCTTCCGCTAAAACTGTTGTTGTAGCATTTGATGTTTGACCTGTGATAGTTTCACCTCTAGTAAATTTACCAAATGTAGAACTTTCTAAAATTATTTTACTACCAGCGTCTAGTTGTGTTCTATCGGTATCTAAACGAGAACCATCTAATAGTAATTCGTTAGTTTGAGAGGTTTCAGTTTCTAATAAAATACCATCAGTTGTTTGAACTGAAGTTACAGTTAACTCAGCTGATTCCATAAACGCATAATACGTTTTGATGAACTCTAAAAATTTGGGGTGTTGCTCTAATACGAACTCGGGTGCCTGTTGATTAATCAGGTTGGATATTTTGTCCGTAAATTTTGCCATTGTTATGTGTTGTAACTAGATGTTGTTGTATAACCCACACCAGCATCTGATGAACCTCCAACAAATGAGTCTGCGGTAACTGTGATATTTGAGTTTGTTGTATCTATTTCTAAAATCTGATCTCTAACTGGAACAACGTCATTTGAATTTGGTTGAACTGTTATTTCAATTACATTTGAAGATAACCCTCTAATATTTTCTATACTACTAACATTTAAAGAGTTAATAGTAATTTGTCCTGTTGCATAGTCAACAGTTCCTTGTGTACTATTGCTATATGTTCTAACTGAACCTGCAAAGTAGTATCTACGTATATTACCTGAACCATCATCATCTAGGTAGTATATATTTGTTGTATCTCCATTAACTTTAAATCCAGAAGAGCTTATAATACCACCAGCAGTAATATTGTGACCCGCATGAGGATTGTATATAGAATTTCTAAAGAAAATATCATATTTTGTAGAAGTATTAAATGTTGGAGTAAATGTTTTTCTTATTTGTAACGTTGTGATGTTTGAAAGAATAGATGTGTCTGTCTTATCAATTAATTCTACAACTTTTGAATATCTAAACATACTATCAAACTTTTGTAATGTGTTTGTATTGTAATTTGTTAATACTGTAGTAATTTCTGACTTTAATGTTTCAGCTGTTTTTGTAGTAGCCTTTTCATCAAACTTAACTGATGATGTTAATAATAATGTAGTAGTTTCGGGATCAATAATTTGAGGTCTAACCGAAGCAACATTATATTTTTTTAATTTAGCTATGATACTTGCTTTTGTTGTTTCTGTAAGAGTAGAACCTGATGCTGCTTTAATCGCAATCTTTACTACACCATAAATTGGAGTTTCATCATCTTCTCCACCCCATGCTGAAACTGATAAAGCATTTGGATAAATTTCTTGTACTTTAGTTTCGTAATCTGTAGTTGTTACAGCTCTATCTTGTGCTGAATACTGTAAAGGTGCATTGTATCTAATTGATTCTTTTGTTTGAGCTTCTGATCCACCTTGAGCACTTGAAACTGATGTTATAGTAACATCTGAAAACCCACCAACTGTTCCTGATAATGCAAATGCTGCAGCTCCGTTTGCTTCATCTTTATTTGAAACCATATATTCCATAATAACAATGTTACCATCGGATAAAGATTTTCCAATCACACCGTCACCAAAATAAGTTTCGAATTTACCATCTTCACCCTCTTGTAAGAAATAAGATTTTGATATAGAATCTAAACTTGTAATACCTGACGCTAATGAATAGGTCGATGTTGCAGTATCATATAATGAATTTTGAACTTGTACTTTTAAAGTAGATGTATCTGCATTAACACTTGGAATAACAAATCTTTGATCCGGATCTGAACTATCTACTGTATATTTGAAAGTAACTAGCGTACCTTCGTATATTGAAATATTTGAAAATTTATAAACACCATCTGTGGGTGTAATTGTATGTGAAGCATTTGTTACAAATTCATAAGACGTTCCATCTACACTAGTTGTAAACGTTGTACCTTTTGCCATTGTAACTGTTGGGCCAGTAGCATTGTTTATTAAAATATCTATTACTGATGATGGTGACTTTGCTGATGTTGGAGTGTATCCTAACATCTTTGCTAATGAAACTATATTTTTTCTGATGTCAGCACTGTCTAGGTACATTTCATTTGCTAACATATTAGCATTGAAACCTAAGTAGTGAGTATTGTATGCAAGTACATCTAATAATACAGCAAACCCAGAACCTTCAAAATCGTAATCTTGGAACTCTGATTGATTTTGTAAAAAGGTCTTTAGATTGCTTTTTATATTGTCAAAATCTAATTCTGAAACTTCTAATTTATTACTTGCCATATTATCTTAATCTTTCTAAAAATGTTTCTACTGTTATTGGTTGTGATACGCCGACCACATAAAATTTAATTTCTAATTGGTATCTATTACCATCAATATCAGGTCTAGCGATAATCTGTGTTAATTTAATTCTTGGTTCAAAATTATTTAATACTTCTTCAATTTTTCTTTGTAAGTTTAAAGCAGTTAAGGGTGAAATTGGTTCAAACAAAAGTGCTCTTACATTTCCACCAATTTCTGGATGGAATGGTCTTTCAAAGTGATTAGTTTGAATTAAATTTCTAACACTTCTTTTTACTGCCTCAACATCAGTTAATTTATTAACATCATTAGTTACAACATTTCTTCCAAAGTCTAAATCTAAATCTTTATAGATTCTAGTTGCTCTCTTACTATTATTAGATACGTTTTCTACACTATAACTTGGCATAACACTAATATTTATACACGATTACCCAGCGTTTACGTTAGAACTTCCACCAGTGGCCGAATTAGCTACCCAACTACCATGACCACCAGTAGCGTCACCATTTCTATGAATAGCGATACTATTTACAAATACAGTTGAACTACCTCCCACCGCAGGATCACCACAACTTGTAGCGTCACCTACTCTTATTGAGGCAGCGCCGTTTATTGATACATTCGGAGATCCTCCTGTATATGCTGTTTGATGAAACGGATTTGGAGTAGGACTAGCATGACCAACATGACTATCTAATCCTGATCTAATCACAGCTGGCATTATTTACCTTGACCATGATATACTTTGAACGATCTCTTTTTACTTTTGTTCATTGAACTCTTTTTTACGTTATTCCTATTGCCTTGTGCTGTTTTCTTTGGCAGTCTTTCGTGTGCTATATGGTTTTTCGCTAATTTCATATTTTATCTACTTACTTGAGCTATTTTTGCCGCTGCTTTCTTTTTTTCTAGTGCAATTGATTGTCTAACTTTTCTTCCCATTGGGATTTCTACAGTTTGACTAATTTGTTTACCTTTTTTACTGATATATTCAACACCAATAAATCTATTCTTAAAACCATCTTGAATTGACATAACTGCCTTCTTCAAACTCATCGCTTCTTTCTCTTTTTCATCACCTTCTTCATTCCAAAACTTAAACATTCTCATTTTACTCATTTTATAACTCCATTAATTAATATTATCGTATTTTACTTGATCTTTCCAAGAATCATCTGATTTTTCGTGTCGGCAATATGTACAAACTTCAGTTTTTTTAATTTCATCATAATTTACATAATTTTTTTCGCCACAATGACAATTATATCCGCAATTTTGACAATAGATCATATTTCTATTTATTATTAATATTTACAATTAATTTGAGCATAAGTATTAAATTTATTTCCTAGTAAGTCTGTTGATTCTTCGTTTTTTACTTCAGATTTTTCAATTTTGGGTAAAAATCTACATTTATTAGGGCTTTTTGAGCAACTAGAACAAACTGTGAACAAAAAAAGTAAAAAAGTCAAGTATATCAAGGGTTTTTTATGCATATTTTTTGGTTTTTACCATTTTATTACTGTACTTATTCTATTTATCCTGATATATTAGCTGTATATGATAAACAAAAACATAAAAACAAATAATATGACGATAGTTAGAAATATCGCATATAAACAAATAGAAAAAATGAGTAAAAATATCAAAGAAGTTATTGAAGTTGATAATACTCTATTAACTATGATTGATATTAATATGAAAAACGCTATTAATAAAATCATTAACGATTACAAATTAAAACAACACTTTGATTGGTTAGAAATTAAACAACAATAAGGAAAAACACTATGACACCACAAGAATATAACAAATTAAGAGAAAAAGAAATATTAGACTTAACTAACAAATACAAATCAAGTGACAGTGAAGTATCTATTGTTAAAGGTATACCAATTTCATTATTAAGTAGATTTAAAACTTATATGAAAGTTATGAATAACAAAGTTAGATTTAGATATAGAGGTCCTTCTACAGAAATGTATACTAGAAACCCATCTTTTATTCATATGAATGCCGCAACAACTTTCGCAATATACAAAAAATAACAAAAGGAAAAAACACTATGAAAACAAATAAAAAGTTCTACGAATTTATAACAATATTTTTCGCAATAATAGGTACCTTAGCAATGGTGTCAGCAGCTGGTGCTGTAGAAACTGACCAATGGGTTTTAGGTTTTGCCGCAGTTAGTTTAGGTATTGGAAGCTTTGTACTATCAATAGTAACGCAACAACAATAAAAAACACAAGGACAAATTATGGCCGATATATTAATAAAGAAGAAAAAAAAGAAAAGTAAAGTTAAAAAAGAATTTACTGGATATTACTTTGATGGTGAAGTTTCCTGGAAAATGTATAAGACTTCAACAGGACATGAACTAATGATTAAAGATAACGATAAGGAGAAAAAAAATGTACATTAATGGACACACTAATAAAGCTGATGTTATTCAAAATGTAATTGAGAATATAGATGATGGTTTATTAGCTAATGCTAAAGATATGTTAAATCAATTAAAAAAAATTGAATTAGATGTTGTAGAATATAGCACAAAAGAAGAATCAGATATTGATATATCTTTAAATTTAGAAGCAGAAGAACAGATAGGAAAATAATGACAATTGATACAGATATAATGATTACTAGAAATGATCTAGGTAAAAAACTATACAGAAAGAAAACATTTTATATATTGGATATTGAACAAGAGGTCCTTGCTAACAACAAAGCAGAGGCT